CGGAATATTTCCCCACCGGATCCCGGCCTGATGGTGCTACTGGGCCCCGTTATCCAGCAATGGACAAGGCAGCTCACTACTGCCCGTACATGGTGAAGGGGTTAAACCCTGCGGAGCGGGATCAAAAGCTTAGCCGCCTTCTGGAGTTCGACGCGTTCGCAGATATAGACTTTGACCGACTCGACAAATCTATAGATGAGAACCTGCAGCGCGTCGTGGAAGTGGGTCACATGAGACATGCTTACTCGGAACATGTGGATTGTGATCTGTTTGTTAAATGGCTCGAGTATTGTTTCACCTCCAGTGGGGTCAACGACCTGGGGGTGAAGTATGTCATACACGGACAGAGACGGTCCGGTGATAATCATACGTCCACTTTTAACGCTGGCGTTTGCCGGTTCGCTGTGTGGATGTGCTTCAGGCACATACCCGCAGAGGACTGGTGGACTTACCATGAGGGCGATGACATACTGATCGGGTATAGATCGGAGTGGCGCGACCAACTCGAGGTCAATCTCTCCTACATTTCATTGTTAGGCTTGAGTATAAAATTGACCTTCGTCAATAGCTTTGAACAGCTCAGCTTTTGCGGTCGCTATTTCTACGAGGATGCCGGTGTAGTTTGCAGCTACGCCGACCCCTACCGTACCCTTGCCAAGATCCACACTTCCGTCACACCCGGTGACACCATGATCCTCATGCTTGCGAAGGCGTTTTCATACGCCCACACCGATGCTTTTACGCCCATAATCGGCGTTTTTGCTCAGGTTGTCCGCAATCGGTTACTTACCGAGGTGAATCCTGCAAGGCTTCGCCGCGTGTTGATGAAGAACCTCCGAAAAGCGGAGATGCGTTACAATCTCATAGCGCACTTTGAAGACAATTCCACCATCTTCATTAACGCTCTGCTCTCTAGCTCGGCGCCCGTCGTTCGGGCGTCCCCTGCTGGGAGAGCAGCTTTCGCCGGACGCACTGGGATCACTATCCGTCAACAGTGCGATTTCGAGGACGAATATCTCGGATGGTTAGAACATGGTATTCCAGCACTGTACACTAAGCTGGATGTTGACTTCGAGTTCCGTGAGCTCGTCTGGCATACCGGACGCGGCCATGAGCTTTATCTTTAGTGTACCACCGTCCTCAGCATGACGTTAAAACTGCTTTCGTCTTGGCGCGACCTGAAACTCGCCCGTCTCTGGAGAGCGATCTGGACGTAAAGCTGACCCCGCATTGTGCCCGTAAGAGCACAGCCCAGTTTAAAGCTAACACAACGTAAGCCCGTATCGATATACGGAG